AAGATGGAGAAAGAGATAATAGAAAATGATTTGAAAATGGAGATTATGAGTATGGCGACTGATTTAGCGAGGATTTATAGCCAAACAGTAGGCGAAAAACACGATTATTATATTACCCTTGAACAATTAGAAAAGATATTGATGTCGGCGGGTTTAACCAATAAAAACAGATAGATTTAAAGAGATGAACACAAGACAAAAAGGGCGACAAGTGCAAACATTTAAGATTTAGAAGCAGGAACGCCTACTGCGCGATATACGATAAAAGGCCTGAATTTTGCAGAGAGTATTTCTGCGAAAAGGCACAAAAACAATGATAACAATTTTAGGCAAGATTCCGAGCAAAAAAAATTCAAAAAAGATATTCTCTATCAGGGGCAGAGTGATTATTGCGCCTTCAACGATCTATGAGAAATGGCATAGGCAGGCAAAGCAACAGGTTTTAAGTCAGGGCCAATGCGGTTGCCAAGAAGGAAAGAAGGTCTGCAAGATTGAAATCAATCTCTATGCGCCGGACAAGAGAAGAGGGGATTTGACTAACCGGGCCGAGAGTATTTTAGATCTTTTAGTAGATTGCGGAATACTGAAAGATGACAACTGGTTTGAAGTTCCGCAGGTAGTATTAAGTTTCGGTGGCGTGGATCGGGAGAATCCGCGCGCCGAGATATTTATAGACATAGCTTAATTTTATGCCTTTATTCAGATGTGAAAAATGTGGAGTAATAGAAAATACTGCTTTATCGTTATGTAGTTGGACAAGCAAAGTAAAATTATGCTCTCAATGTTGTCCTGAACAGAAAAAATGGCACGGCAGATTCAAAAGAACAAAAAAAGTATCAAAAGACGAAGTATTAAAATGGGAAAAATAAACTATGGTAAGAATAGATAAAATTATCAGCGTTACGGCCGGCAGGTTTCATTGCTGGGTAGAAAGTCCGGTCGGAATAATAAGGAAGCCAAATGCGGCAGTTCCGCAGGATCTGTGGGATATTTTTGAGGGCCGGAAAGAAGTGCCAAAAATAAAGGTCGCGGATATTAAACGATTACCGGGCGGGAATAAAACAATGCGAGATGGAAAAGCAAAATCTAAGTCAGGCATTGGTCGAATGCCAATTTAAAAGGAAATAAAATTATGCCAGAAAACAAACTCATAAGCGACAAGGCATATTTGGAGAAGAAAGAAAGAATCCGGATTGTAGTTCAGCAAACTATAGGATTAGATAAAGTCATTGACTTGATTAACGAAAAATACCAAGTCGAAGTTTTTGACAAAAACGGCACCATACTTTTATTTGTCGAGGAAAAAGAAGATGAGGCAAGAAAAGATTAAGGATTGGTTGTTTGGCGGGTTGGTCGTCTTGATGGCGATTCTCTATTGGCATTGGATTTGGGGGTTGATACAATGAAAAGTTCAATCAAAAATAAATTAAGATGGTTGAGGGATACTTACTGCTATCTGAATTTCTTTTTGAACCGGGGATTGGCCATACTGAATACGCCTTATGCTATAATAAAATATACGGCTTTTGCGGGAATAGCGGTAAACTTGATAAATCAGGGATTTCATACCGATATCAGCATAAAGGGGACGATAATCTTCACCCCATTTCTGGTGATTTTGGGGGTAATTATAGGAGTGATAGACACAAAGAAAATCCATCTTCTTCAGAAAGATAATGAAATCGGAACGAGATATAATACTTATTTGGTAAGACTGATTGATAAAAACAAATAAAAAAATGACTAAATGGAAAATTTAAAAACTAAAGACCAAATTCTATCAGTCGCCAAGGCAATGAATCTCTATCCTATAGGTGGAGCTTTAGGGGAGATAAAAGGTTGCGGGGCTTATGCCGAATCAGAAATGGTAACCGAAAACGGCTGGGAAACCAAATATTTCGGTATAGCCACTCCTTTTAAAGGTAAGACGGATAATGACATAATAGACAGGGTGACCATAACCAAAAAGGCTTTCTGGGAGATAATCAATTTATGGCCCCTGAGAATGGGAAAGATAATCCATAGTCTTTGGGTAATTTATATCTGCGAGGGCGGGGTTAAATCAAGGTGCTATAAAGACCACGAGTTTTGTCCGGCTTGCCGGGAAATAATAAGAGCGGGCAGAAAAATAGTTAAATCAGAAGAGGAGAGGGACTTGATTAACTGCGGGGCGATGATTTTACAACTCTCGTCTTCTTATAGGGTTCGGGGCCAGGATATGGCGGGGGAGATAGATAAAATCAACTTAAAAACGGCATTCTTGAAAGAACTTTGGCGGATAAGAAAGTTGATGCTGGGCAGGGAGAAAGCCGAGAAGAAGAAAATGGGATTATTGCTTAACTTATTTATCCTTGCCGCCATTTTCAAAAGAAAGATGGTTTATGATTTTTTAATGGAACTGGATATTGATAAAGTGAAGTTAGATAAGATGGACTGGTATTATTGTTTAAGAAGACCGAGTTATAATTTCAGGGGCAAAACAATAGAAGAAAGATTGGCGGAAGTAAGAGAGGTCGACAAAGAACAAAATAACTTAATTTTAGGAATATGAAACCAAAAACACAAACGCCTAAACAGCAAAAGATAATAAAGCTTATCTTGGAAAATCTTGGGAAACCGAAAGATACAAAAAGTTGGGGGGAACTTATGCTTTTGGCGGGATATTCAAAATCAATGTCTTTGAACCCTTATCAGGTTTTAGAAAGCGAAACGATAAAAGATGGTATTCAGGATTTTTTGGCAAAAATGAAAGATAAGAGAAAAATGGCAATAATCCATTTAACAAAACAGAAATTCAAGAAATCCCCGCCAAGAGAAATAGCTTATGTAATTGACATTCTCACTAAGAACATCCAATTATTATCTGGCGGGAAAACAGAAGCTAATGAATTAGTTATTAAATGGAAATAGAAATAGATTACCACCCGAGAAATTGGGCTAAAATATTCCACGAAACAAAAAAAAGATGGATAGTCATTGTGGTTTGCCGGCGGGCGGGCAAGACAACGGGAGTTTTGAACCATCTCCAAAGGAATTGTCTTAAAATAAAAGAAAGCAGGTTCGCTTATATTGCCCCGACTTACAGAATGGCCAAGCGTATTGCTTGGGACATAGCCAAACATATTGCCAAGGAGATTCCGGGGATAGAATTCAACGAAGCGGAATTGATAGTCAAATATCCCAATGGGTCAAAGTTATACTTATTAGGGTCTGAAAATGTGGATAGCTTGAGAGGTATAGCTTTATGGGGAGTGGCGTTTGACGAATATGCCCAGCATCCGTTCAATTTGTTTTCGGAAATAATCTCAAAATGTTTGGCTGACCATTTGGGATATGCGATATTCTTAGGGACACCAAAAGGAAAAGGTTTATTTTACCAAACCTATCAAACTGCCATTAAAAACGAAAATGACTGGTGCGTGATATTCAAGACGATAGATAACTTGTTAAAGGAAGAAGAAGGCCAGACCATAGACAATTTGAGGATAGCGTTGGAAGATGACAGAAGGTTGGTGGCACAGGGGCTGATGAGCCAAGACGAATTCAACCAGGAATGGTATTGCTCTTGGGAAGCGGCGATTAAAGGCTCTTATTATTCGGAACAGATAGCAGAAGCGAGGCGAACAAACAGGATAAAACAAATTCCTTATGACAAAGCATTGAAAGTCCATATTGTCTTGGATTTAGGGGTGGGACAGGCATTGGCCGCAGGGTTTTACCAAAAAGTGGGCAATGAAGTCCATAAGATAGATTATTGGGAAGGTGAGGGGCAGGAAGGAATTCCATCGGCAATTAAAGTATTTCAGAATAAACCTTATATTTATGGCAAGATATTTGTGCCTCACGATGCCACAGGAACAGAACAAAGCACCGAAAGGACAAGGTTGGAAACCGCCAAAGATTTATGGCCGGCGATGAAAGAAAACTTTATAGTAGTGCCGAAACTATTGGTTGATGACGGGATAGCCAAAGCGAAACTGATGTGGTCAAGGTTATGGGTTGATTCCACAAATTGTTCTCAATGGCTTGATTTGATTTCGCAATATAAAAGAGAATTCGATGAAGGAAGGAAAATGTTTTTGGAAAGACCTTATCATGATTTCACTTCGCATGCGGCAGATGAATTAAGATATGCCGCTATAATGGAAAACCAAATGACGAATGAGGAACCATATAATTTTTATCCGCAACAACCAAAGCCTAATCCGGCGAGATGAAAATACAAATCCATAAAAGAAAAATCTACATAACCCCAAGACCCAAAAAAGATATTCCCGAAGGATTAGTAATAGTTCTCAATAAGCCCAGGGGAAAAGGAATGACTGAATTTATTTCAACGGACATAAACGAAAATCAAAAAGAATACGATTTGCCAGAATTACCGGAAGGATATTTTATTAAAGGGGGGTTTTATAAAAAAGGAAATGTTAGAAAATCATAAATATCTTATTCAATGTCGTTTTTGCGGGCGAATACTTTTTAAGATAAAAGACCCGATGATCCAATTATTAGATATTGAAATCAAATGCCCCCAATGTGGAAAACTCTTGAAAATAAAAGAGAATACCGTAATTACTCATGTGGAAAAGAAGAGGGCTTGACAGGTCGCCTTCTTATGAAGTATATTTAATTAACAATTAAATATTGTTAGGCGGAAGGATAAGTCCCAGCACCTGGGTTACGACCCGAAAGCTTTGTCAATCTATTTTAGGTTGGTAAAGTTTTCGGGTTTTTGTTATTTGAAGGAGGAAAGTTGTGCTTTCCATTTAGGAGATTAAGATTTGTTCTTTTTCCAAAGGCGGAATTTCCCGCCTTCAGATAAAAATATGCCAAGAAAAAAAATAATCAAAAAAGTATCGGCGGTAAAAAAAGAAAAAGTCCCAAAGTTCAGTTTGTCTTTGAATTTGGGGGAACTCCATTATAAAGCCAAAGGAGAGTCAGTGGTGGAAGCAATGGAAAAACTCAATGTGGACAGGTTCAAGATAAGAGGTTTCGGGATTTTCATTTTAAAAAGCGGGAATAAAAAAGCGGAATTAAAATATACGCCTTTTCAGATTAGGCGTATTTTAGTCAATAAAATAGCCGCCCTAATTTTTGAGAAAAGAATTTTAATGATGCTTAAATAGAAATGGAAGGACAAACACAAACGATTTTTGATTATATTTGTTCAGAAGAAATTTCCTTCCAACAGAATTCCATCAGCGTTTTTGAAGGGTATGAATGGAATTTTTTTAAGCATATTCAGTTGAGCCTACTTTACAGCGTTTCACAATACTTGGACAAAAGCGGAGGAGACAGACCTTTTAAAAATATCATCAGACCCATTACCAATGTCGCCAAAAGGAGCGAAGGGTTTGACGTCAAAGATATAATTCTTTTTGTCAATTCGGCCAAGGATTATTACAAATCTTTTTTAATCAAGAAATACCACGACAAATGGGCGAGGGACAATGATATAGACACTTTCATTGACGATATGGTGGAAAGTTATGTTGATTTCGGCGGGGCGTTGATAAAAGATATCGGTAATAAAAAGCCTGAAGTAGTTCCTTTGCAGAGATTGGCTTTTTGCGACCAAACGGATATTCTTTCAGGGCCTATTTGCGAAAAACATTATTATTCTCCAGACCAGCTGGAAGAGATGAAAACAAAAGGATGGAAAGGAATAGACGATTTAATCCTTTTGTCGGAATCCTACAAAAAGACCCAACAAAGTCAAGTTCAGAGCAGGACTCCAACCAAGTATATTGAGGTGTATGAACTCCATGGGGTAATGCCAGAGCGCTGGCTAAAAGATGACGCCGATGAAAATAAATATGTCAGGCAAATGCAGGTTGTTTCTTTTTACAAGAAAGATGAGAAAGAAAAAAGCGGGATAACTTTATTTAAGGGCAAAGAAGCCAAATCAATTTACAAGTTCATAGCCCGAGACAAGATTTTTGGCCGAGCATTGGGATATGGCGGGGTAGAAGAATTATTTGAACATCAGGTTTGGACTAACTATAATACCATCAGAATCAGGGATTTATTGGATGCCGCCTCCAAAGTCATCTTACAGACGACTGACCCGGCGGTAGCCAAAAGGCAGACCATCAAGAATCTTGAAAACCTGCAGATACTTAATTTGGCGGAAGGAAAGAAGCTGGAGCAGGTCAACACAACTCCTCCCAGTATCGTATTATTCCAAAACGCTATAGCTGAATGGGAATTAGGGGCAAGGACTACAGGTTCAGCCAATGACCCGCAATTAGGTGTAGAACCGAAAGCAGGGACTCCAATGGGACTCCAGCAGATTGTGGTCAACCAAGGCAAGGGAATACACGATTATCGCAGAGGGAAACTTTCAACCTTTTTGGTGGAAATATACAGGGATATTATTATTCCGCATATCGCTAAAGAAATGACGCAGGGGCAGGAGTTTCTTTCTACGCTTGATTTGGATGAGATGCAAGAAATTGCCGACAGCATTGTCACTAATGAAGCTAATAAGGTCATAAAGGAAAAGATACTGAACGGGGAATTGATTGAGAAAGAAGAAATTGAAAAATATAAGGAACAGGTAAGGGATAACTTCAGGAAAGGCGGAAACAAAAAGTTTATCAAGATATTGAAGGATGAATTGAAAGATGCTCCGATTGATGTAGAAGTTTCAGTCGCAGGAAAACAGAAAAATCTCAATGAAATAGCTGTTGGCATCACCAATATCTTCAGGTTCATATTCTCCAACCCACAGGGATTCATCCAAGTTATGCAAATGCCGGGAATGTCAAAGGCATGGAATGAATTGCTCGAGTTCTCAGGAATGTCTCCTATTGATTTTGCGGGGATTGAAAAATTCGCAACACCACAACCAACGGGGCAACCAATTAGGCCGACTGCTCCACAACCAACTAATATTTTAGCTTAATAAAACGCCATACAGAAAATTCACTAAAAAAAGGGAAGGCAGGGAAATGTTTTGCATGGAAAGTTTGGATACTGGAAAAACCTACTGCTACAAGTCGAAAGCAGATAGGGAACAAGGAATGCAAATGCACCATGCTTTTAAGGGAGGATGGAAACCAACTGGTAAAGCTAAATCATAAAAATCCATGATAAATGCAGACAATTCTAACGCAGATAAAGAATATTTAGACCAATTTTTGACAGAGACTGAACAAGCGAAAATATCGCAATTTTGGATGGATGAAATAATGCGGGAAGCAATAAGAAAAATTCTTTTGTTCAGCCTTTATAACTGCGGAGTAATTTCAAAAGGGAAAGTCCACAGGTCACATGTCAATTTTGCCCTTATCGGGGCTGAAGATAAAAATTTATCAGATGAAAAATTAGGAAAAGAAATAAAGATTCGCTGGGCAGGAGTCCAACTGTTGGCTACTGCTTTCAACGATATAAGCAAATATAAATTGGAGGAGATACCAAAATTAAAAGGCAATCCTGCTCGTTAATCAAAAGTCGATAATAATTAACCAATTTTAAAAATATGTTACCTAAAAAAATGAGTAGTTCTTTCGCCGACAAAATAAAAGTCAAAGCGGAAGAAGAAACAAAATTCGTAAAAGTCGAAAAGCCAAAAAAGTCGAAAAAGCCCAAAATGGGTAAATTAAAAATTAACCTTAAAGGAAAGAAAAAAAGATGAAGAACTTTATAGTAGGGGCATTGATAATCGGGTTGGCGATTGTTATCGGGTTCGTTATCGTCGTAAACAGACCGATACAAATGGGAGCGTCTTCTGGCCCGACTCATTACAATCAGGAATACTTTTATGGAGGATTGGTTCAGGGGGGAGGAATAAACACCAAAACAGCAGGGACAAGCACGACTTGGACGGCTACTGATATCTGCGATTATTCTGTCATCAAGTGGGTGCCGGTGAATGCAGTCAACACAACGACCCTTCCGACCGCTTTAGCTATTAACAGCAGATGCCTTCCGCAAGACGGAGATTTCAAGGATATACTTTTCTGGAATGCTTCGGCATCAAGCACGGGGACGACCGTATTCACGACTTCAACGGGGATAACGCTTTATGTCGCTTCTGGAACTAATGCGATAGTAGACGGAACAAATTTTGTGCCAATAAGATTTCTCAGGACGGCGACATCGGCAACCCGCATGTTTATCGATAAAGAACTACCCAAATAACCTAACTTATAACTAAAATGACTAAATTAACCAATATACTATTAGGGTCGCTGCTATTGGTTTTGGTTGTCTTTATTATTGCCATCCTTGCTGATTCGAAAGAATTAAAATTGCTGATTCAGTCAAATTCGGGAGAAATACAGTCGGTTATCGAATCCAAAGAACTTAATGTGTCTACCCTCGGCGGTTATGAGGATTTAACCAGAAAGGGAGATGGAGTCACCGCCACTTCGGTTTCTATCTCTATTGTTGGAACTACTGCGACCGCTACCACCCAAGCCCTTGCTTCGAATAACAGCATTGCTTACAGGAGAATACAGAATATCGGAACATATGGCGTCACTTGCCAACTTGATGATTCAACTTCGACATTGGCATTCGGCGTTGGAGTAGTCTTGGCAACTACGGGGACAGCAAGCATTTATGAGTCTACACTTGGTTATTGGGGGCAGATAAGATGTATAGCAACCACTTCGACAGGGACACTGAGTGTTATAGAATACTAAATAAAATTGAAACGGGTTATTCCTCCCGATAAAAGGTCTTAACAAGTTATAATTCTTGGGGATTAAAAATTATTATAGGTTATTATTCCTATTTAAAAATAATCTCCATTATCATTTATGGAAACAAATGAAAAAGAGTTAGATGCCGAGGAAACTCTCGAAGAACCAGAAGAAATTTTGGACGAGGGTGGAACCGACACGACTGACTGGAAAGCTGAAACTTTAAAACGCCACGGGATTGCCAAACGCTATCAAACCAAAAATCAGAAATTGAAAGAAGAGTTTGAAGTGTATAAAACGGCACATCCTGACGAAAAAGTTGGGCAACCCCAGGATAAAAAAGAATTTGACCTTGCAGAAAAATCATATCTTCTTGCAAACGGAATTAAAAAAGAAGAAATTTCATTTGTGTTTGAAGAGATGAAAAAAACAGGAAAGTCTATGGATGAAATTTTGGATTCAAAATATTTCCAACAACAGCTTGCCGAAAAGCGTGAATTGGCTGCAACAGAAGCGGCCATTCCCTCTGGAACTAACCGGGGAGGCAACGCTACTCGGGATAAGGTTGATTATTGGATCGCTAAAGACGAATTGCCACCTGCCGATCAGGTTGAGCTTCGCCGAAAAGTAGTCAACGCCAAAATTGAGAGAGAAAAATCGGTTTCAAAATTCACAGACACTCCTGTGGTAAAATAGGTCGTCTGCGGGGTCAAGCATACTAATTAAAATATAAAAATTGAAAATTAGATGAACGACCCAGCACACATTTATACAGCAGAATATGCGGTTAAACTTCAGGAAGCTCTTGATGAGCCAACGCTATGGAAAGATATATGTGATGTCAGAGTTAGCAACGTAAGGACATTCACTAATCCCTATGGAACAGATATGACTGTTTCGACTTCACAGACTCGTTCTTGCCCATACGCTTTATCAGCTGTTACGCAAACAACTGAATCTCTAACCATCAGCACTTTCGATATTGCCCCTCAGTTCATTGATCGGGCTGATTTGGCGCAATCCACTTTCCAAAATCAAATGGACATTGCTAAAAGGCAAGGTGTTCTTTTGAATGAAGCCGTTGAAACAGCCGCCCTTTATGAAATGACTGTTACTCGTGGAACTGATTTTGGGGTAGAAGGATTCACCAATACGGCTGGAGGCACTGCGATTACCGTATCGATAACAAACATTGATGACATAGTCAGAGGTATTAAGAGGGAAATCAGGGAACATGCCGGAGAATCTTTGGCTAACAGAAATGGCGTCTTTTTCGTTTGGAGACCAGCTGACTTTGAAATTCTTGAATCCGTAATGCAGGCCAATGGATTCGTGATGGCAGATACGGCTTTGAAGCAAGGTGCAACCCAAGGAGTTCAATATATGGGAGCAACCCATTACTCTTCTGGATTTTTGAACGCCAACCATGTGGCGGCGGGAGTTAAGAAATGCACGACAATAGGCATTCTGAAAGATACTTATGGCCAGATAGTGATTACCCAAGACCCGGAATTAAGGTCAGGATTAGGCATTATTTCAAGAGTGGATTTTGGAGCGGAAACTTGGTATAACTTCAGGGCGATTACATTTGATGTGAACGTAGCTTAGTAAATTCGGCTTCTGCCGATACCTCATCTTTTCTTGTGGATGGGGTTTAGGGAATAGAAAATCTGTTCCTTGAACTTCATTCGCAAGAATAATTATTAAACAAAAACGAAAATGACAATAAGTGATATTTATTCAGAAATCAGAAAATTATGTGATGCCGATTCCGCAAGTTATATTGATGCCGATATTCTTAGAAGGGTCAACGCCGCCTACGAAAAGACAGTAGGGCGGATAATGTGCCAAGACGGAAATTGGGAATTTGACGATACCAACTATACTGATTTTCCGAGGGCGACAACTACTCTGGTTGCCGGCCAGAAAGATTATACTTTTGACACTTCTCACTTGGCGATAGAAAGCGTCCAGGTGATGGATGAAAACGGCCATTATTATTACCTTAAGCCGATAAGCAAGGATGATTACAGCATTCCTTTGGATGAGTATTATTCTGCGGATGGCAGACCGGAAGTGTATGATAAAGACGGCAAA